AGATATCTCAGAGCAAGAAGCTCTTTACAATTTTTATGAGCAAATGATAATGGGAGACACAGCAGACAATGTCAACTATTTTAAAGGCAAAGGGAAGAAGTTTGCAGAGAAATATTATAAAGATTGCACAACTAAATACCAATACACAAAAAAATTATATTTGTTATTTAAACAACAATACAAAAGCAAAGCAAGAGAGAAGTATATAGAATGTTATAATTTATTAAAATTAAGAATTATATAAAATGAAAGAGGCAAATAAAATAGCAAAACACATTATAGATATATCAGGAATAGATGTGTTTAAAAATAGTAGAAAAAGAAAATATGTAGAAATAAGGTCTTTACTTACGTTTATGTTAAGGCATCATTGTAATATGAAGTTCGCTGAAATACGTGACTTCTACAAATCTAACGGAAAAAATTATGACCACGCTACGGCAATATATAGTTTGAAAGCCTTTGAGATGCACAGAAGATACAACCCTAAAATAGACAAGTATTTTGATATAGCACTTTTAAGACTAAAAAACAAATCAAAATTAAGACGAGCATTAATTAATCACATAATAGATTACACAAAATCTAAAGACTTAAAGAAGCTCCTTAGAATAGTAGATACATTACCCCTAAAAGATATAGATGGAAAAGAACAAACAAAAGAGAAAAGAGATACCCTTGTATAGAGGTTTAATTAAATACTTCCCTGATGCACTATGCGAAGTAGCAAGAGTAAGCTACATAGGAAGTAAACAACACCACCCTGACGAAGAGATACATTGGGATAGGGAAAAGAGTAAAGATGATTTAGACGCACTGATGAGGCACTTGATGGAAAATGGTATGCACGATATAGACGGCGTAAGACACTCAGCAAAGGTAGCTTGGAGAGCATTAGCACACCTACAAAAAGAAATAGAGGGCGATAAGTTTGAAGATGACTTCGCTTCTTACAAAAAAAGTGAGGAGTGGTATATAGAGCAATACAACCGCAATAGACTACCTCACGACCAAATAATATCAGGAACAGAATGAAGCCGAAAAAGTTTACACAAATACAAAGAATAAAAAGATTAGAGAATATAGCAAGTCAAATGTATTATAGCTTAGAAGTAGTTAAGAAACAAGTAGATAAGCTATTAGAGAAAGAAAATAAAAATAATTAACGTTATATAGATATGAAACCTATCAAAATAAAAATAGACAAAGTTAAAAACAATCCAAACAATCCTAGAATCATAAAAGATTATAAGTTTGATAAATTAGTTAAAAGTATATCTGAATTTCCTGAAATGCTTAAACTAAGGCCAATCGTTGTAGATGAAGACAATATTATACTTGGCGGTAATATGCGTTATAAAGCTGCTGTTAGAGCAGGGCTTACAGAAATTTATGCAATACAGGCAGATGACCTAACAGAAAAACAAAAGAAAGAATTTATTATAAAAGATAATAGCAGCTTTGGAGAATGGGATTGGGATTTGTTAGCTAACGAATGGCAAAACAAAGATTTAAAAGATTGGGGTTTAGATGTATGGCAACCAGAAGAAGAAATAGATTACAGCGTATTAGATGAAATAGATGTTGAAGAACAAATCAACACAATGTATGAACAGACAAAGAAATCAATTATACTTGAATATCCCGCTAAAGACTTTGAGCCAATAAAAAAGATGTATGATGAGTTAAAAACAAAAGAGGTTGACTTGTCAGATTTGTTTTATAAAGCTATGCAAAACTATGAAGCATAATGTATATGTAATTAGTGCAAACAGATACAACGATTTACCTTTTGACGCTAAACAAAAAGAAGATTACATTTTCTGCGTGAAGAACGGACAAAGTAATTTGTATAAACAAAACGGGTGCAAGAATGTTTACGATACAGGCAACTTAATGAATAGCCGAAACTTTGCCTTAGAACACGCATTTAAACAAAATAAGATATGCGTTCAGCTCAGTGATGATATAAAAAAAGTTAAGTTAAATAAAAGTTTTTATCAACCTAAAGAAATACAATTAGATAACGCAATAAAAGATATAGTAAACAAATTCAACAAAATACAAGGGGTTTATTTAATGGGAGTGCCTCCTACTGATAATTATTTTTTTGCTACTAAACTTGTTGTTGAGAATAAATTTTGTATTGGTGATATGTTATTTGTGAAACCAAATGAACTTAGGTTTGATACACAGCTTACATTAAAAGAAGATTATGATTACACATTACAGCACATACAGAAAGCTAAGGTATTGAGGTATCAAAAATATTTGTTTACCTTTAAGCATTATTCAAACAAAGGGGGTGCGGTTGATATAAGAAACGACCAAGAAGAACAAAAAAACATTATGATATTGAAATCTAAATGGGGAGACAAGGTTAGATTAAACACAAAAAGAAAAAACGAAATATTGATATGAAAGTATTAGAACTAAAAAAAAGAGAGCACGATATTAAAATAGGAAAGCGTTGCGAGTTTATGGCACCAACAGTAACAGAAAGTTGTTTACTTAAACATGAAGGGCAAATAATAGGTTTCTACCTAACAGACTTGCCTGATAAATTAAAACAATACATAACCATAGCCAACAAAGAGTTCCTATCTCCTAATGTGCCTAAATCACTTCTAGAGAGAGCTGATGTATATAAGATGCAACAGAAATACGGCATAAGCAGGGCAGAGGCTAAGGCCAGAAGCACAGTTCAAATGTCGACTATATTAGGTGGCGTATTAGCTAAAGCACATTTAAGGAGGCCGTATAATTCTGTATCGGCAGTCCACACAAACAAAAAAGCTAAGACATTCATCAAGGCTATGCTACTCGCTTGTTTAGAAAGTGAAAAGTTGATTAAACAATATATGCCAGAACAGTATGAATCACAAAAAAAACTAATAGAAGAAACTACATTACCAAAATACAGGTTCGGTAACTTATTTACAAGTAGTATATCTAACTTTAATATAGCAGCACCATTCCACCAAGATAGAGGCAACCTTAAAAACACAGTCAACGTAATATTAACAAAAAGGAAAGATGCTGACGGCGGAGCTTTGTGTGTTCCTGATTTTGGCCACACGTTTGAACAAAGCAATAACAGTATGTTAGTTTACCCCGCATGGTATAACATACACGGAGTTACTAAAATAATTAAACACAAAGAGGAGGGTTACCGCAATAGTTTAATCTTCTATCCTCTATCAGGATTTCACAAATAATATGAACAAAAGTAGACATATAAAAAAAGAATCAATGCTTAAGGCTCTAGAACAGAGTTTAGGCGTAGTTACAGTAGCTTGTAAAAAAGCAAACATACCTAGAAGCACATTCTATAAATGGGTTAATGAAGATATTGAATTTGCTAATCAAGTTAAAGACATTGAAAACATAGCATTAGATTTCGCAGAAAGTCAACTGCATAAACAAATCTCAGAGAACTCAACCTCAGCCACAATCTTTTATTTAAAAACTAAAGGAAAGAAAAGAGGTTACATTGAAAGACAAGAGATAACAGGAGCAGATGGTGTTCCAACTAATTTTCAAGTAGAGATAATTGACAAAACAGAAGATACAAACTAACAAAGTATTTAAACACCTAACAAGAAGCGACAAGAAAATAATTGTTGAACAAGGTGGAACACGTTCAGGCAAAACATACAACATACTGCTGTGGATAATATTACACTACACACCACGCAACAAAAACAAAACAATTACAATATGCCGTAAAGCATTTCCTAGTTTAAGGGCATCAGTTATGCGTGACTTCTTAGACATACTTCGCAACCTGAATATCTATCAAGAAGAAAACCATAACAAATCAAACAGCGAATATAAATTATATGGCAACTTAGTTGAGTTCATTAGTTTAGATATGCCACAAAAAGTTAGAGGCCGTAAAAGAAACCTTTTATTTATTAACGAAGCCAACGAGTTGACTTGGGAAGATTGGCAACAGCTTATATTTAGAACAGATGAAAGAATCATAATAGACTACAACCCAAGTGATGAGTATCATTGGATATATGACAAAGTAATACCAAGAGAAGATTGTGATTTCTATCGCACTACATACTTAGACAACCCTTTCTTAGAAAGTAGCATTAAAAAAGAAATAGAACGACTTAAAGAAACAGACGAGCAATATTGGCAAATCTACGGGCTAGGATTAAAAGGTGTAAGTAGGGCAACTATATTTAATTATATAGAATGTAATCAAATACCTGAAGATGCTAAATTTATAGCGTATGGTGCAGATGCGGGTTATTCTAATGACCCCTCAACTTTAGTTAGTGTATATACTAAGGATTACAACTTATACATTAAAGAACACTTATACAGAACACAAATGACTACTAAAGATTTACATAATACTTTTAAGGAAGTAGGTGTTAACAGAAACCAAATGTATATGGATAGTAGTGAGCCTAGATTAATAGAAGAACTACGCAGAATGGGTTGGAATATAAGGCCAAGTTTAAAAGGAAGAGATTCTATTAACGCAGGTATTGATTTGTTAAAAAGATATAAAATAAACATAACAACATCAAGCAACAACGCAATACAAGAGTTTAGAAACTACAAATGGAAAGAAGACAAGACGGGTAAGTTAACAAACACACCTGAAGACAAAAACAACCATATCATTGATGCTGTTAGGTATGCAACTTATAGTGTGTTAAGCAACCCTAACTTTGGAAAATATGCAATACAATAGTTTTACGAAAACATTTAATTTTTACGTTATATATATATGAAAGTAGAGGTTTACATTCCAGACACTCTTAGTGAGATAACATTAGGTCAATATCAAAAGTATTTAAAAATACAAGATGACAATGATGACGAGAACTTTTTAGCTATGAAAATGATAGAGATATTTTGTGGTATAAGGGGTGATGCAGTATTAGCAATGAAAGCAAACAGCATTAAAGAAATAACACTTATACTTACAGATATGTTTAATGAAAAACCTCAGCTAGTCAAAGAGTTTAAAATGAATGGTTTAAGCTATGGATTTATACCAAAACTAGATGATATGACTTTCGGTGAGTATATAGATTTAGATACATATATTGGGGATATGCCTAATTTACATAGAGCTATGGGTGTTTTATACAGGCCTATCAAACAGAAGCATAAAGATAAATACCTGATACAAGATTACAAAGGCGAAGAAACTGATATAATGAAAGATATGCCAATGGATGCTGTATTGAGTTCAATACTTTTTTTTTATCATTTAGGGATGGACTTGTCTCAAGCTATGATGAGCTCTTTGGGGGAGGAGGAGAAAGCCTTAGCGCAGCAGCAAATTTTGGCAGAAAATGGGGGTGGTATCAATCAATTTTCAGCCTCGCTAAAGGAGATATTAGGAGATTTAAAGATATCACTAAACTAAATATACACACTTGTTTATACGCCTTAAGCTACATAAAAGATAAGGCTGAAGTAGAAGCAAAGCAAATAAAAAATAAATTTAAACAATGAATCAAGGAGTAAGAGGATATTATCAAATAACAGACACGATTAAAACAAATCTCTTAGCAGATGAGAATGTCAATACAGTTACAACAGGCGATATATTTGATGTTGACTTATCTAAACAAACTATCTTTC